AAGTAATAAATAGTGTATAAGAACAAGGATACACTATGGCAACACTAGCATCATTAAGAGCAGACACAGTAGACTATATTCGCTATCGCTTAGGCGATGGTATGGTCGATGTTGAACTTGATCCGGAACACTATGATAATAGCATTGACAAGGCAGTAAAACGTTTTCGTCAGCGCAGTCAAAATGCTTACGAAAGTTCATATGTATTCTTGAGTATTGTCAAAGAACAACAAGAATACACATTGCCGGACGAGATCGAAGAAGTTCGCCAAGTGTATAGACGCAGTGTCGGAAGTGGTAGTAGCGACACTGGTACACAGTTCGAACCGTTTGAGGCAGCGTTTCAAAACACTTACTTGTTACAAAGTGGACGCATAGGCGGCATGGCAACATATGAAATGTACTACCAGTATCAAGAACTAAGTGCTAGATTGTTTGGTGGGTTTGTAAATTTTGAATTTAACCCTGTTACAAAAGTTGTCACACTGCTTCGTAAATTTAGTGGAGATGGAGAACAAGTAGTTTTATGGACATACAATTTGCGTCCAGAAGCAAGATTGCTACAAGACAGACATGCTGGTCCTTGGGTACAAGATTACGCACTAGCACTTGCAAAATATACACTAGGTGAAGCACGTTCAAAGTTTAGTACAATTGCAGGACCACAAGGCGGCACAAGTCTAAACGGTGATGCACTCAAAGCAGAAGCACAAGTTGAAATAGATAAACTCGATGAAGAACTACGCAACTATGTTGACGGTAGTGATCCACTCTCATTTATTATTGGCTAATAAGAGGTTTATATGATTATTGGAATTTGCGGACTAATAGGTTCTGGTAAAGGAACTGTTGCCGATATTCTTGTGGAACAAGGATTTAAAAAAGTAAGTTTTGCTGACAAGCTCAAGGATGGCGTAAGCACAATCTTTGGCTGGGATCGTGCAATGCTTGAAGGAGACACAGATGAATCAAGACAGTGGCGTGAGCAGCGAGACGACTTTTGGAGTAATGAAACGAAAATGGAAGTCACTCCTCGTTTGGTGCTTCAGTTATTTGGTACTGATTGCATGCGTAATGGCTTTGATGAAGGAATCTGGGTAAGCACACTAAAGAAACAAATGCTAGACAATCCAGGCAACTATGTTATACCTGATGTACGTTTTCGTAACGAACAAGATATGATCCGCGAAATAGACGGAGAAGTATGGATGGTGAAGCGAGGAGACAAGCCTAATTGGTGGTCGAAAGCAACATTAGATAATGCTACTGGTAGCAACTTTATGGCTGACGAAGACGTTCATACCAGTGAATGGAAGTGGATTGATACGGATGATCAGTTCCATGAGATTATACAAAATAATGCATCAATCAGCGAACTTAAACATCAGGTGTTAGGTCACCTCGGCGCCATCCCGTACTAACAAGTTCAGCGTTACAGTTTAAGCAGACTGTTTTAAGATTACGATTGCTCACGTTTTTAAGATTTCCATCTATATAAAATACAACAACTTGCGCTCTTAGCACAGGCTTAAATCCACAAGCCTCGCAGTTTCGTTTGACTTTGTATCCACTATCAACCCATAGAGGCTTTACAGGCTTGTGCAGTTTCAAGCATTGTTCACACTTACGCCTAAAATATGGCTGTTTATCCTTATAGTAGTTTATTGCTTTGGGACGTTGTCCGCATGTCTCACAAGTAGGTCTCATAGTGTATTTAACACGGACCTTTAAAGGTATTTGTCAAATAAGGGTATTTTTAGGGTGTTCTTATAAATAGTTATAACGAATTACAACACCTTGATTGAGGAAGAAAAACATGGCACTAATATCACCAGGCGTAGAAGTTACAGTTATTGACGAAAGTAACTATGCACCATCAGCAGCAGGCACAGTAGCAGCGATTGTTATTGCAACTGCACAAGATAAGACAAGTGGTACTGGCACAGGCACAGCGGCAGGAACAACCGCAGCCAACGCTGGTAAGACATACTTGATCGGAAGCCAGAGAGAACTAACAAGTACTTTCGGTAATCCAACATTTTATAACACTGCATCAGGCACACCTATTAACGGTTACGAGCTTAACGAATATGGCTTGATGGCAGCATACAGTTTACTTGGTGTAAGCAACAGAGCATATGTTATTCGTGCAGATGTTGACCTTGCAGAACTAGCAAGTAGCACAAGTCGTCCACTAGGCAACCCAACAGGCGGCACAGTTTGGTGGGACATGAGCACAGACACACGCTGGGGTATTTTTGAATGGAACCAGAGCACAGGTGCATTTACTAACAAAGTGCCAACAGTAATTACAAGCACAACAGATTTAGACACTGGAGTTCCTAAGACTTCGATCGGTGCTATAGGTGATTATGCACTAGTTGCTACAAACACTAGTAATCCTGTGTACTACAAAAATCGTAGTAATGCTTGGGTACTAGTAGGAAGCAGTACATGGATGATTGCACATCCAACAATTGCTGGTACAGTAGCAAACGGCACTCTTGTAAATGGTAACACAATTACTATTAATACAGCCACAGTTACACTAAGTGGAACAACTGTAGCATCTCTTGCAACTAGTATTAACAACGCAAGTATTGATGGTGTTACTGCAGCCGCAGTTGACGGAAAGATTGAAATTTATGCAACAAACCTTGCAGAATCAAACGGAAGTGTTGCAGATGGAAAAATTATTCTTGCAAATGCAAGTGGAACAATCCTATCTGTAACTGGACTAACAGCAGGCACATATGCAAGACCACTTATTGCACAGGATCCACATTACACAGTTCCAGCATGGAAGTCAACAGATACAACACCTCGTCCAGCAGGAAGTGTATGGGTTAAGACAACAAGCAGTAATCTAGGATTTTTAGCAGACGTTAGTACATACAGTAGTAGCACTGCATCGTTTACGTCGAGTAGTGCTCCGTCATATACAAATGACCAAACTGCACTAAAGAATCTTGATACAACAGGCGGCAAAGAAATTACAGCAGGTAGTTTTTATATACAGTATGATGTAACTGAAAATGATACAGTAACTTATAAGTTGTTCAAGCGTTACAGCGCAGGTGCATTAAGTGTAACTGGATTGATTAATACAGCAACACCTATGACATCGTCAGAGACTTTCACTATTAGTGCAAGTGTAGCAAACAGCACAGCATTAAGCAGTCCAGTAACAGTTGTACTAGGCGGCACAGGCATTGCAGATATGGCAAGTGGCATCAACGGCGCAGGCGTTGCAAACGTAAGTGCAAGTGTTAACTCAGGCGGTTACTTGGTAGTTACACATGCACTAGGTGGTGTAATTGTAATGAAAGACACAAGCGGTACTCCACTAGTGGACGCAGGTCTTACAACATCGGTTACTACTAAGCAGATTCGTGCAGGTAACAGTAGTGACATTATCCTAAGTAACTGGATTGCAGACACATACACTGCATCAACAAGCGCACCAAGTGCAAATCCAACAGACAACACATACTGGTATGCAGGCGGCTTTGAAGCAGACATTATGGTCCACAATGGTACAACATGGCAGGGTTATCAGAACATAACTGATACTCGTGGCTTTGCACTGGCAGATACAGATCCAGCTGGTGTTATCTTTAGTACTACAGCACCAACTGTACAAAGTGACGACACTGCACTAGTTAACGGTGATTTATGGATTGATACAAGTGATCTTGAGAACTATCCTGCACTTTACAGACGCCAAACTGTAAGTGGTGAAGCACAGTGGGTTGCAATTGATAAAACAGACAACACAACTGAAAATGGTATTATTTTCGGTGATGCACGTTTTATGGGCGATACAACAACAGACGTTGTAACTGGCACAATTCCCACAATTGCAAGTCTACTAACAAGTGATGTATTAGATATTGACAGACCTGATCCATTAATTTATCCACGTGGTATGTTATTGTTTAACACAAGACGTAGTACATATGGTGTAAAACAGTTTAAGAGTGATTACTTTTCACGCACTAACTTTAGTGACACAAGTACATATCCAACGCTTCCTACAGAGAAGGATGCATGGGTAACACAGAGTGGTAAAACATTTGGACGTAAAGCAGTTCGTGATATTGTCAAAGGTGCAATGAAATCTGCACTTGATGCAAGCACAGAGCTTCGTGAAGATGCAAGAATCTTTAACACTATTGCAGCACCGGGTTATCCAGAGCTAATCAGCAACATGGTAAGCCTTAATAATGACAGACGCCAAACAGCGTTTGTAGTAGGTGACAGTCCAATGAGACTAGCAGCAACAAGTACTGCTATTGAGAATTGGGCAACAAACACAGCGAA